CCCGCCATGATAGGTGTGGGAATGTTGATTTTGTGTTTGCTGATTGCGTTGTAGTATCGTCGGACATATTCCAGTCTCGTTTCCGTTGGATAGTTTTGGAAGAGAGTTACAGCAATCATCATGTACATGTACTGGGGTGTCTCATACACCTCACCATTACTACGATCCTGAACCAAATACTTATCTACTACCTGACGCAAACCAGCGTAGGTAAATAGCATATCTCGTTCATGATCAATCCAAGAATTAATCTTAGACCACTCTTCGTAAGTATACTTATCAGTAATTTCTTTATCATATACACCTTTCTCAACACAACTGTAACAGTGATCAAGAACAGATGGATATCCATCAACCCACGATGGTCCGAAGACTTGCTTACGAACTGCAAACAGAAGCAGACGAGCAGCAACGAATTGATAGTTGGGACTTTCCAAACTAATCAAGTCGCTAGCAGAACGCACCAAGATCTCCTGAATGTCCTTCGTTTCGATACCGTCAAAGAACTGGAGACCAGAGTTCATTTCTACCTGAGAGGCGCTTACACCGCTCCCTAGACCCTCACATGCCTCTTCTACCATCTTATGAATCTTGTCCAGGTTCAACGCCTCTACAGCGCCGCTACGCTTCTTTACTTTAATCCCAACTCCGTTTGTCATACTTTTTTCCAGTCGTTAAATTTTAGGGTTGCTTCGAGTCCCTGGTAGATATTAGATTTTACCAGAGTTTGTACATCATGTCCAGCAAGGTGCATGTCATTGATGTCCTTTTGCTGTATTTTCTTAGGCCAAATGACTACCTTATCTCCTCGGTCAATGACTTTGGAGATTCGGGCGACGATCTCTCTGTTGCGTGGTTCATTATCAAATATCCAAATATAATTGCTCCAACCAAACGTCCGAACATCAGCGTCGGACCCAGCCATAGCAACAGAGTTTTCAATAAAGGTCGCATCAAATGGTCCTTCAACAATATAAACAGGTTTGTCGTCTTTTATTCTGTCCAGTCCGAAGATCTTAGGATGTTCTTCGTCTAGCATGATCGTTATGTATCTTAGTTTTGCCTTAGGGGCGAGCGATCTGCCTTGGTATCCAAACAGGTTACCTTCTTTGTCTCGGAATGGGATAATAATTCTGGGACTATCTTGTCTGAGGTTATCAAACATCTTCTTTTGTTCATTTGTCCAAGCTTTAAACTTAGGACAATAGTAGAAGTAATCTAGATCTTTGATTCCTCGCTGTTCAAGATATTCTCTCGCTGGGTGAGAAATATTTAGCGAAGAAATCTTCTCTAAACCTGTATCCTTTTTGACAAATTTCGGTTCTTTGAAATTGAATTTAGGATGAGGTACGGTAGTTCCCTTACCAGTTCTACCATCTTTGAATTTCTCCATGACATATTGATCATGGAGCATTGTGTCTTGATCCTTTAAAAAATTAGCAAGCGTCCTTCCCATGCCACAGTTGTGACATTTGAACACAAAGTCATTCTTGATCTTAAAAAGATATCCCCTCGCTTTGTTACGCCTCTTCTGGGAATCGCCACAGTAAGGACACCTGAAATTGTACAGGTCTGCCTTCTTACGGGTGAAGAGGGTAAGGCGAGAGGATACTAGTTGGATATACTTAACGTCAAGAAAGCTCACTAACAGGCATCGTCACTGTATCCATACTAACAGATGACACCTGAGGAGTCAAGGGTCTTAACATAGGTGCAACCACTTGTCCGACTGCCACAAGAGTAGCAAGAACAGCAGTGGCACCAACTACAAACTTCTGGTTGCTATCAACTTTCTTTTGAATGCGATCGATTCTATCGTGCAAGATCTTATGATTCTTTTCTTCTTGCGCTTTCATCTCCTCAATCATTTTGATGATGAGTTGATCTGATCTTTCGCTATCGTCTAGACGATTCTCATGGCGCTCCAAAACAATAGCAATTTTGTTGCTGTTGTCAGAGATAGTCGTGACTGCTCTCTCAAGTTTGTCAAGCATCTCTTTGGAGAGATCTTCATAAATGTTCAGTTTTGATTCTAAAACTGCTAATTTACCAAGACCGAATGCCATCAGACATTTCTCACTGCGAAGTCTAGAGCAGACTGATAAGAAGCAGCGTCCTTATTGAGCATGTACTGGAACTGTTGCTTATGTGTGTCATCTAGTTGTGCATAACAAGCAGCAATACGCTTAGCAGAGAAGTTGTCTAGGTTTTGTGTAGAACCGTCAGAAAACTGTACCTTAGCAAAAGAACCTTCACCCTGTGGATTCAATTCAGAAGTTGCAACGTCGAGAGCAACTTGGATTACATCTTGATTTTCAGTCATAATTTCACCTTGTGGTTCATAAGAATTTTTTTGTTGGACCTTTTTCTCTTGGTCCTTTGCTTTCTTTTTAAAGTCAGACATACGTGCCTTCATTAGCGTGTCCATTTCACTGGACTTACGCATCATTTTCTCCTTCGCTTCCTTTCTCTTCTTCTGAAGATCTTTTTGACGATTGAGTTTCTTGCCTTGCTGAATGACTTTCTGTGCCCTCTCTGTGTCAGACACAATTGCCTCATCAATTTGAGTTTCTACTTGTTCTTTCATTTTTCTTTTCTGAATACGATCGAAGAGAGAGCGGGCACCCTTAGTGCGCCCATCAACTTTATCTTGGTTCGCCTTCTTATACCTACGATGTTGCTTAGGATTTACCATAACAAAAGCGGGTGGCAACTGAAGACCAGAACCATCGCCAGCATTATTAATCATTTCATTTAGATTAGATTCAGACTTTTCAGACATTCCTCGTCAGCATCCTCGGTAAGTGAAGGTGGTAATCTATTTAGAAACAACATAAACGCCTTGATTTGAGACCAGTATGTTGCTTCCGTCTTATAAAAAAGCAGCGGTGTCGCTGCCTCACCAAATACATTATACAATACAATCACATGATTTAGAATTAAATGTGTTTTCAATTCACCCGTCGTCGCGTATCTTTTTAACAGTCGTTTGATGTACTTAAATCTCTTCAAGTCTTCTTCAAAGTCTGAATAAGTTACGGACGACGGGTTATTGTAATTTTGAATAGCAAAGAAGAGCCAGTTGTCTGGCGTCAATTCAGTAAAATTCATCTAGATCATGCGAAAGTCAAGGTTGCTGAATTAGAAGTAACTTCTTCAGAACCAACAGTTGAGTTGATCTTAACACGGAACTTGTAACCATCAAGATCTGCCTTAGCACCACCAGTGATTGTAAGAGTTGCGCTGGTAGCGCCACTGAATACTCCAGCGGTTGTAACATTAGTCCAGCGAGTTCCAGTTGCTGTCTGCTTTTGCCACTGATAAGTCATAAATCCAGATGGAGCTACTGCTGCAGTAACAGAGAATGTTCCAGTAAATGGATCTGCCGCACCAGTAACATCTGCAGGTTGTGCGCTAATGGTAATTGCAGAGGCAAAATCAGCACCGACGAAATCGTCTTGGTCAGCAGCGTTAGCAGGAGCATCTTTGAATGCTACTAGATGTTCGCACTTATGGCGAGTTTCGCCATCAGCATCTGTGTATGTAGTATATTGCCACCAACCAGGAGCAGTTAATCCACGCTCTCTGTTTTCCGCTAGAGTTGCTTCAGTATCATCAATGAAGAGGATTCTTGCACCAACAGCGGCACTGCCTGCAGCACCAGAGGTGTCATTGGTATTGCCATCATGTGCTACAAGATTCCCGTCAGATTCGTACTTCTTAACGGAAGCTTTCTCAGTTGTGTTGATAACTTTGATTGATTGTGCTTGCGTTTCAGCACGACTATACAAGGACATGGATACGTACTCCAGTTAATAAACTATTTTCCTAAATTTTATTTATATTCTCAGGCTTCTTCGCGCTTCTGGATTGCCTGTTCGACAACTGCGAATAACTTATCGTCCATGTCTGTCTTTGTTAGTTTGACTGCCTTGCCAAGGATAAGCAAGCAGATATCGACTAACTTCTCACCAAGTTCCTCATCGTCAGGAAGCTTAGCAACAGCGTCTGAAATAATTTTAGATGCAAGTGGGAGTAGAAAAGCGAGCATGATCTTAATGCGATGTGCAAGCTTATTTATTTCTTCTCCTTCTTTTTCTCTGGTAGTCCTTTATGTTTCGTAGAAGCGAAGTCCTTAACGTCCTTCTTCTTCATGCTGGAAGCAACTTTGGCAACCTCAGGCGACGACGCGCCTTCACCCTTTTGAGCAGCTCTGACCATACCCATAAATTTCTGTTGCTTTTTGGAGACTGCTTTCTCCTTAAGAATGTCTGGATGTGGTGCATACAAAGGTCCCTCATAGTTGCCAGCAAAGACAGACTCATTAGTGGGTTTAGTAGTCATGCCCTTCTGCCCATCATTGACAGTAGGCATGACTTCTACAGGAGACTTCTTCTTTTTGCTTTTACGTTCTTTGTCTTTACACCCACACTCCTCTCGGAATTGTTTGAATGTCTTCATTTCTTGCCCTTCATTGCAATGATCTTGCTGACCTTCTTACGACGTGCTAGGAGATACTTGTCAGACTTATCGTGGTCACCGTCGTTATCGATGTCCTTGTCTTCCTTGCCAACGGGATCAAGTTTCTTCTCAGCGATTTCTTCACCCTCATGAGTTACTTCGTCACCTGCTTTAACACAGTTATCAACAGTCTTTCCACCTTTCTTCTTAGTGCCAGCAAGTTTGTATCCCTTCCAACATGCCTTGCCGTCTAGACCTTTCTTCTTCTCGATAACATAAGTTTCGCCATCAACTTCATACTCTTCACGCTCAAGAACTTCTCCTTCGCCTGCGATATCGAGTTGTGCTTTTGGAGATTCTTTTGAAGCAGATTTCTTTTTCTTAGTAGTGTCTTCGATCTCAGCACCATGTGACTGTGGCATCATGCCATCAAAAGGTGCCTCAGATAAATTGAGTTCATATGAAGTATTCTGGAAGCAATTGCCCCCCATCCACTGACCATAAGCTTCCATCAATCCTGATGAAAATTCATCATTGCTATTGACGTTATTAACTGGCTTCTGATATTTCATCGTTTAATAAGGAAGTTCTTCTCGTATTATTTATAGATCTAATGTTCTTAATCCACTCACGAAACATTTGACCTTCTTCAGAAATTACAATGGCATAGTTACCACCAACTCTATGGATGTGTCCTTTGTCTCCTGAACGGGCAGACATGACAGCATCACCTTCTTTAAAAACTTCAGTGTGACGTTGCTGCTGTCGCAGTGCTTCTTCTCTTAACTTCTTAAAATCCTTCATTTAAAATTATCTGGTAGTGCTTCTGCGATCTCTGCCATTAGAGCACGACAATCACGATCATTTAATGCTCTAGGAATACCTTTTCTGAATGTTCCAAAGTCTTTGGCATGTGCTGCACGCCTCATCTTTGTTCCAGAAATGGCAAAGGTATCACCATCAGCGTCTCTGCTTCCAGAAGATTGAATATCAATCTTTCTGAATGAGAAATCTTTTCCGTTGTATTTATGGAGGAACTGCATGGCAGAAACCCTGTCAGAACCTACTAAAAAGACAACCTCATCGTATCCTGCCATCATAAGATCTTGCAGAATTTCGACAGGTTGTTTGGGTCCTGAATATATTTTACCACGATGTTCTGGAAACATCTTATCCATGTAATACTTCTTGCGAGCAGGTGGGAGAGGGTTGCTACCTTTCTTATCTACAGTCTGAGAAATATAAATGCGATAGTCATGCTGACCAGCAGCACGTTTTACACCATCAAAGTTCTCTTTGTGTCCTGTAGTGGGAGGTTGGAACCTACCAAATGTAAAGTAGCAAACCTTTCCGTCTAACGCCATTGCTTCTGTAGAGTAAAGTTGTTGTAAGCAAACTCCAAGCGATTCACAAACTTAATCATACTACCGTCCTTGTGTAGAACGTATCCTTCAGGAGTCGTAACCTTATATCCTTTGTCAGTCTGAACGTATGTTCTAAACTCTTCTAGATGGTCCAGTTTATCTATAACCATTTGCTTAACTGCTTGCAGTTCTTTATACAAAGTCAGCATCGCTTTGAACTTGTAGATATTATCTACCAGATAGTTTTCACTAGCATATACAAGATTACGTTTCTTGGTTAGGTTTGCTGCTGTCTTAATCTTTGCAAGTTCCTTGCTGGTCTTAGCGTGATAGAAGTTTGCTAGATCATATAATGCCTCATCAATATTACCGATGCTACGAGCATTCTTGATCTCATTATTAAAGAACTGCTTCAGAAAAGTTGAGATGTGAAACTTGGCGTCACCTGTGGTGCCGCTAGCACCAACCAATTCGTCTAGAAAATCACCACAGATCTTACACATACGTTCGATCTTAGAGATATAATTATCAAACTTATTCATCTCTTGTTTAGAGAATCCAACACGATCCATGGGGGTGTCATTCTTGACAATCAATACTTCAGGAATTTTATTGAAAGTATCAACAGGTGCTCCTGCCATTGCCTGCATTGTAGGCAGATCCGATCCCTGATAATGAGTATGAAATACTACTCCAATCTTTGCTCTGCCAGCTTTTTTACCAATATCGTGGTCAGTAGGGATGCCATAAGTAATAGTGTTTGGTCGAAATGTGTAGAGTCTTTCTCCATTTACCATCTCCGTTCTAATATCAGAGGTGAATAGGAGATCACCTTGAATAACTCCCTTGATACCAAGCTTGCTAAAATATCTGTAAGAGAACTTGAGTTTTTCCGCAAGGTCTCCACTGTACATAGAATCTACATCTTCTTCCGAATAGCAGATCTTTGGTGTGTCTTTATTAAATACCGATTTAGTTCCAACAAAAAAGATATCTGCAAGGGGATCCATGCCACAAATAACAGAAGGAGCGCCGTCCCACTTGGTCTGCATGAAACCACTGCTCTCTTGCTGTCCCAACATCTTACGAAGTTCTTTCAAGAACGAGACTGCTGCCATACACCCATCGACGCCATAGTTCAGCATCTCATCTTCCAGGTGTTCTAGGTGCTTGAGTTGTTTAATGTTTGCCATCAGTCTTTGTACCCGTCCTCTGGAACACTGAACACTGCTTCGCCGTTGAACTTGTACGCTGACTGTAGTTTATCAGGCCATGGGTACGGACTGCCGCTTGTGTCACGAATGTTAAACTTTAATTCCATGACAGGTGTCTTGACCGTGATATCAACACGCTGTCCTGTGCCAGTTTTACCACCGTAATGGACAACTACTGAACTGACCCTGGTAGCACGATCACATAGTTGCTTAGTCATGGGGAAGTTCTTGATCTTACTTCCTTGCTTATGGGTGTAGTGATATCCATATCCAATAGAACCACGAATCATGCCTTGCAATAGTGTTCTGTTGAATTGCGGACTGGGATCATTGCCACCACTTACAACCTGTCCAGAGTTTGCTTCATTGAAAATTCTACA